CTGTTTCTATTTCACATTCATTAGAGTTTCCTGAAAAGATTGCAGCTTTAAAATCTCCATCTATTCCCCCTAGTAACATTTGTCCACCATTCCAATAATCTGTATCTAATGCAGCATTAATATTATCAAGATTCTGTGATATAATATCCATTAACTCAACTGTATATGCTCCTACAAATTGTGGAAATATTTGACTAGCATTAACTTCTGCTAAAGACCATTTTTTTGTAGCATAATTATATATAATAATTCTATCACAAATACCTGTTGTGTTATTAGTATTATTTACGCTTGGGTACAACCACATAGCTAATTGATTAAAAGGATCAATTGCTGCTACAATTCTATCTACGTATGCTTTGTTTAAGTTTAAATCAAAAAATCTATTAACTTTTTCTACTCCAATAGGTACTACACTATCACCTTGTATTTCATAGAATCCATCATCTG